TCGGTGATTGCGCCGGCAACCGGCGTCGCCCATTCCGCCCCGACGCCCGTCGCCTGGGCGAAAGTGATCCGCGTTGTCTCGGACCCCGAAAAGTCGTCGGCGGCATCGCTTTCGACGATAACGTCGAGCGTCGGCGACCCCGTCGTCGCGACGACATGCAGGGAAGCGAAAAGGCGCTGCGATGCCGACACCGCCCCCAATTGGCGCGCCGTGCCGTCACCGCTGGCCGAGCGCGTCGCGTTGTGCATGATCGTACCGCGCACAAGGTCGCTGTCGCCCTCGGCTTCGACCGAGAAAGGCAGCACTTCGCCGATCGGGCCGCCGATCTCGTAATTTCCCGTAATCGCCTGGAACGCGAAGGCCGGCTCGCCGTCGGCACCGTCGGTCGGCGCGATGGTAATCGGCTGGCGAACTGCCAGGTTGTCGAACAGAACATCGTCGACCGCGCCGTCGCCGCCGTTCCAGAGCCCCTCGGCATTCGCCAGGATCGCTTTAAGCCCGCCGATCCGCGTGCGCGTGGAACTGCCGAAACGGGTCGTGTCCTGCAGTTCCGACGCAAGCCGCAGCGTCAACGCATTCATATCGCCGGAAAGGTCGTACCCGCCGAACCACAGCTTGCAATCGTCCAGAATCCGCTCAGCCATGATCAGCCCTCATTCCCTGAAAACAATGTCGAAATCGATCGCGACACCCAGCCGCCGCGCATCTTCGTCGTAAAGGTCGACCGACGATTCGAGGTAACACGCCTGCACCTCGATACCGCCGGCAGTCCCGCGGTAGCGTTGCAACGCGTCCCGAACCTGGTCGGCGACGTCTTTAGACTGCGTGTAATCCGCGCCCCAGACCGACACCTGCATACGCGAGCGCATCAGGCCGGTATCGGATCCCATCGCCGAAACCGGCAGGAGCGTTATTTCCTGATAGACAATCCGCGGGGTTCCCGCGCTTTCGGGCGCGACCCCGGGATAAATTCCGGTGCCGACCAGGGCAACAGTCCCGGCATGTCCCGACAGCACGGCGTAAACGATTTTGTCGGCGCTCATATCAGCGGCCCCCGCGCGCCTTGCGCGCCAGTTTTGCCGCCTCTTTCTCTATCCGCGGTCCCGCATAGTTCCCCATTTCGCGGATCGCTTCTTTCTGTTTTGTTTCGGCGGCAGGCCGCAGGAACGGAAATGCCGGGGCGTGGCGGGTGCCGAATTCCAGGAAACGCAGGTAAAATGCCCGTTTAAGCACGGTCACAATCGCCCGCGCGCTGGTTCGGGTTTTCGAACGCGCATTCCGCACCACGATCGACTTTGCGCCCAGCCCCGTTTTACGCCGCACCCGCGCCCGCGCCTCATCCCGGATCGGACGCCCGCCGGCCCGCACCATGCCCGACAGGACATTCTTCGCCGTCCGCGACGGCAGCGCCTTCAGGGCAACCGCGATATCGCGGCCGCCGACGACACGGGATTTTTCAACTGCCATTGAAATCAATCAACCGGCAATGCCTGCGTCGTGATCAGCAGGTACTGACGACGCAGGAACCGCCGGTCTTCCTCGGCATGGGAAATATTGTGAATCGCGCCGTCATGGATTATCCGCATCGACGGCACGATGTCCGCGCGGTAGCGGATACGGAACTGGACATGCGCGATCGACGGATGCCGGTCGCCCGCGAACTGTTCGCGCCCGCCCGACGGCAGGTATTCAGCCGGCAAATCGGGAATTGTATCGGCCCAGGTCGCGACCGGCGTGCCCCGGCTGTCCGGCGTCTCGGTCGAAGACTGGATCGTGATACGGCGGTCGAGATTGGGATTGCGCATCAGCCGCCCAGCCCCGGGAACGCGCATTGATCGTAAAGCGACATATAGGCCGGCGAACGCTGCACGCTGGCCGCTTCCAGCGGCGCCCGGTGATCGTACATTTCGGTGATCATCACCTTTATCAGATGACGAATTCGTTCGGGCACGTCGTTGCGCGCGCCGTAGCCCGCGACGTATTCGATCGTCACGGCCTTGTCGACACCGCGCACGGCCGGCCAGTTCTGGCCGTATTCCAGGTTGATCCGGCCGCGGCGATTTTCGGCGCCCGCATCGAGCACCCGGTAGACACTCGAAGGCAGCGTCTGCTCGACCCCCGACGTATCCAGGTATGTGACCGACGATACCGACTGCAGCGGCGCAAGCGGCAACCGGACCGACGCATCGCGGCCCCGCCGCCCGATCCTGGACGCAGACGGGAAGTCGTCGATTTTGTATATCAGCGTCTGCGTCAGCAACGCCCGGTTCAGCGTGCCGCCCGGCCCGTCGAGAATATCCACCGCCGCGCGCAGGTAGCCCATGATATCGGCGTCTTCATCGACGGACGTCACACGCAGATGCGCCTTGACCTCGTCCAGCGTCAGGGGCAATTCCGTCGGGGCCGTATCCAGTGTCAGTGTCATCGATCGTCGCACCTTATCGTGAAACCGCGTTCCAGGGCGTTACCCGCGCTGGTAACGACCCGCTCCGACAGCTTGTAGACAACGCCCGCCGTCAGGCCCGAAACGGTTACGGTTTCGGCCGTCGCGTTCGAAAGCAACGTCGGATCGGAATCCGGATCGATCGACCATTGCCGGGACGCGATCGTCTCGCCCGACGCCAGCTCCGCCGACCAGTCATGTTGCCAGGTCGCCGTGCTGTTCGGATCCTGCGGTTTCAGCGCCATCGACGTTATTTCCGTTTTTCGGCGAAACCGTAGCCGATCAGTTTTTCGGCCTCCGCGGCGGGCAATTCGTCCGGCACCCGCAGGACCCGGCCTTCCGACAGGTTCAGCACGACATTGCGGCGCCGTTGCTCCGCCGCCTGGTCTTCAGTCAGACGGATGCTGTGCTGCACCTTTTGCAGCATGACGATTTCGTATTTCTTGGATGACATGGCATTCCCCTGTTTACTGCCGCGCAAAGGACAGCGATTAAACGTCGGATCCGGTGTAGGTGACGGTCACTTCAAGCGAATCCCCGTCATCGGCGGACTTGTCGCCGCCGGAAAACGGCGCGATATTCAGCAGCGTTCCCGACGTGCCGCCCTTGGTGCTATCGGTGACCACGAAACAGCCCCCGATCGTCTGCGAATCCGAACTGATACTGAACGTCGCTTTCGACGCGGAATTGTTGACGGTCTTCGATGCCACCGTCCCCAGGGTCAACGCTTCCCGCGTGCTTTCCGAATACGCCGTGATTTCCGTCCAGCCGGCATGAGACGACATCGTATCGCCTGCCGCCGCCGTGGGCGTGCCGTCGGTCAGACCGACGAAAAACCCGGCCGAATAGCTGGACCCTTTCAGGTATTTGTCGAGAACGTCGTTGATCCCGGCATCCGTCACCAGGTTATGCGCGACGTCGCGCCATTTTTCACCGCCGTCGCGGCCATAGCAGACAACGTCGAAACGGGCCCGCGGCAGCGGTATTGATGTATTCATGTCCATGATTAGATTTCCTCAGTTAATAATCGTTCGGGAAGACCCCGGCAGCACGATCACCCGGACACCCCCGCCCAGGCTGACGATACGCCGGGCGGGCGGCGGCAGGGATTGATCCACGGTTGCGACGATATCCGACAGGCCGACCGTCTCGCCGATCGCAGCCGACAGCATTGCAAGGCCGGACGCCGTATCGCCCAGGCCGATTGTCTCTGCCAGGTCGGCGGCAAACACCATTCGTCCGCCGGTACCGTCCGACAGGCCGATCGTCTCGGCAATTACCGCGGAAATTCGGGACCCTGTACCTATTACGTCCGCCAGGCCGACCGCATCCGATATCGCGGCCGCCAGATCCGCACGGCCCGACACCGCATCCGACAGGCCAATCGTCTCGCCGATCGCCGCCTGGATTAGCGACCCCGTCAGCACCGCATCCGATAGCCCGATGCCGTCTGACAGGGCGGCGCGAAAATCGGCCCGGCCGGCAAGCACATCTGACAGTCCGATGTTTTCAGCCACAAAACCAAGATGATCCATGCGGGAAGCAACGTCGTCAGATAGCCCAACCCCACTGCTGATGCCGCCCCTTAAAATCAGTCGAGCTGAAACAGCATCCGATAAACCCAACCCCTCGGTAACACCCGCAACAATTCCACCCGGCGCGGTCGTCACCTTCTCGAACCGATTGAACGCCGACGCGCCCCAGACCGTGTAACTGGTGTAACTCGCCGATATCCAGCAGCAGGCGAATTTGCCGTCATGACCGCGCGGCGAGAACGGGCGCATCTGCGTATTCCAGGAACCGGTCGTGATATCCGCATCTTTCGCCCAGGTCGCGCCCTCGTCATCCGATTCCCAGACCGAGATTTCGTGGTTCGTGTCCTCTATCGACAGGTAGACAACGTTCGGATCGTTGCCGTCGAAACACGCGCCGCCGGAGTAGTACGTCTCACCCGCATAGAGCCGCCCGCCCGCTGCCGCGATCTGCACCCCGGTCGTCCAGGACGATCCGTTCCACCGGCTGAAGTTGTACCGGTGATCGGTCGCCGTGTTCGGAAACGTTGAATAGATGACGCGCGGATAGCCGTCGCCGTCGATCTGGATGTCCCATATCCATGCACGGGCGCTGCTGCCGTCGTAAACCTGCGTTGCCTCGGCAGCGATGTCCCACGTTACCGCAGTGGTTATCTCGGTGCCGTCGGACTTGTAGTATTTGAAGCTGCTGCTGCCGGAATCCCACGCGATATAGAAATGATAGACGCTCGACCCGCCCTCATTCGGATGCAGGTCGGTACAAAGAACATCGATGCGGCCATTGCCGTTCTGGATATAGCGGAAGTACGTC